ATCGTATGAGCAGGGCCGGACCAAGTTCCAGGGCGAGAGCATTGACTGGGGCTGGGAGGATGAGGAGCCGCCGGAGGACGTTCATTCCGAATTTCTGGCGCGCACGATTGCGACTGGCGGCATGCTGTTCACGACCTTCACGCCGCTGAAGGGACGCTCGGCGGTGGTGATCCGCTTCCTGGATGAGCCCTCGCCGGACCGCGAGCACGTCACGATGACGATCGATGACGCGCTGCACATCCCGGCCGAAGAGCGGGCCCGGATCATCGCAGGCTTTCTGCCGCACGAGCGCGAGGCGCGCGCCCGCGGCGTGCCGATGCTGGGATCGGGCCGCATCTTCATGACGGCCGAGGAGGGGATCTGCGAGGATGCGGTGCATCCCGTGCCGGAGGAGTGGGCCAAGCTGTGGGCCGTCGACTTCGGTATCGACCATCCCTTTGCCGCCGTGCTTCTGGGCTGGGACAAGGATTCCGACATCGTCCACATCCTGCACGCGATCCGGATGCAGGATGCGCTGATCATGCAGCAGGCGCGCGCGATGCTGACATTCGGCGCGGCAGTGCCGGTGGCATGGCCCCACGACGGGCATGTGCGCGACCGCAATTCCGGCGAGCCGCTTGCCAAGCTCTACAGGAACGAGGGCCTCCTGATGCTGCCGGAGCATGCCCAATGGGAACGCGGCGGCATCTCCACCGAAGCCGGTATCCTGGAATGGGATCAACGCGAGAAGAACGGCAAGCTGAAGGTTGCCCGGCATCTCACCGACTGGCTGGAGGAGCGGCGCTTCTACCACCGCAAGGATGGCCAGATCGTCAAGCTGAAGGACGACCTGATGAGCGCAACCCGTATCGGCCTGATGGCCAAACGGTTCGGCCGCGCGGTGCTGCTCGGCAATAAGCGACCTCCACCGAATAGCGGCGATCTGGCCGACGGGGTCGATTTCGACCTGTTTTGAGCCATGGTGCGTTGCTGGGCCGGGTCCCAGCGCCGACGTTCCGCTCCGAAACGCAAGGAGCGCACCATGTCCGACGAAACCATTCACGAAGACATCGACGAAGACATCGACGAAGCCGCCGACGCCAAGGCCCTCGAAACCGCCGCGGCAAAGCTCCGTGCGTTCGAAGACGACGTGTTCGGCAAGGATGTGCCCCGCATCAATGGCGCGATCGAGCGCGGCGTCGGCTCGGCCTTCGCCAAGATGACGGACCACCAGAAGGCGCACCACGCCGCCCTCGAGAACCTGGTAGCCGCGGAGAAGGCGGTGGCCGATGCAACCGCGGCGCACGCCAAGGCCCACGCCGAGCATGCGGCCGCGGAGAAGAAAGCGGCCGACGCCGAGAAGGCTGCCTCGGAATCGGAATAGCCCATGGCGCTCCCGGCTTTCGGCGCATCGGTAGACCTCGGCCTCGGCGACCAACTGAGCCAGCAGGTTCAGGACGAAACCGAGGAAGAGCGCAAGAAGCGCATGGCCCAGAGCCAGCAGCAGTCCCTGCTCGGACCGGCGGGCTCGCTTGCGGTCTTCTCGCTGTTCGGAGGCATGGGTGGCTCTCGCTCTTAGCAGGAAGGCCAGACTGGCGATCGATCTGCGCGATACCTGGCAGGGCCGCTGCGCCGCCGCCGCGCGCGGCCGGCGCGCCATGGTGCTGATGTCCGCGCTCTGCCACAGCTACGAGGAGGCAGCACCCATCCTCTACGCGCTGATCTTCCCGAACCACGGCAAGGTCATGGCGCCCTATCTGGAATCATGCGGCCGCATCGCCAAGAACGGGACGGTGACGGCCAAGGTCCGCGGCCGCAACGGGCTCGTGGCGGAGGAGGTCATCTACCGGAACGAGCTGGCGCTGCGCGACGATTTCCGCAGCCTCGCCGACGAGCTGAAGCTCCCCGATGCCGAGCGGGTCGAACTGTTCGGCGCGATCAAGCGATGGGTGGTCGCCGACCGACGGCTCGATCCGACGATGGACCCGAAGGACCCCGACGCGAAACGGCTGGTGAACTGATGGCCGAGACCGCCGTCATACCCTACGCGACCGAAATCAGGATGCGCCGTCCGCGCGACGTGACGGATCGCGAGCGCGCGATCGTGCAGGGCATCATGCGGGAGTTCGGCCAGTACCAGGTCCGCCGCTCGACCTTCGCCGGGCAATGGGAGGAGGTCTCGCAACTGATCCTGCCGACCTCGCGCAACACGTTCTACTATCAGAACTATAATACGCCGGGCCAGAAGAAGACCCAGCAGCAGGTCGATGCCACCGGGGCGCTCGCGCTGCATCGCTTCTGCGCCATCGCGGATTCGCTGGTCACGCCGCGCAACATGTTCTGGCACGGGCTTTCCAGCGACGACTATGTGATGAAGGACCGCGCCACGAGGCTGTGGTTCGAGAACACCACGAAGCTACTATTCCGGATGCGCTATGCCGCAAGTGCGAATTTCGCGGCGCAGAACTACAACAACTGGCAATCGCTCGGCGCCTTCGGCAACGCAACCATGTATGTCGACCGCTACGACGGCCGATGGGACGGCGGCCGCACCGGGCTGCGCTACAAGTCCGTGCCGCTCGGCGAGACGTTCTTCGGCGAGAACCACCAGGGCAAGGTCGATCGCATGATCCGGTGGTTCCGGATGACGCCCTACCAGGCCGTGCAGAAATGGGGCCTCGACCGCCTGCCGGAAACCCTGATCCAGCCGCTCCAGCAGGACAGCCAGTACGGCTACAATTTCCTGCATTGCGTCCGGCCGCGAACCGACGATTACGACCCCGAGGCGATCGATGTCCGCTCGCAGCCCTATCAGTCGTTCTACGTCTCGATCGAGGGCATGTGCCTGATGCAGCCCGAGGGCGGCTATCGGACGTTTCCCTTTGCGGTCTCGCGCTACGACCAGACCCCCGGCGAGGTCGAGGGCCGCGGCCCGGCCCAGCTCGTGCTGCCGTCGCTGAAAACGCTGAATGCGCAGAAGGTCACCTTCCTTAAGCAAGGCCATCGCGCGGCCGATCCGATCCTGCTGACCGCCGATGACGGCGTTGTCGGCATGAGCCTGCGGCCCGGCGCGATGAACAAGGGCGGCGTCACCGCCGACGGCAAGCTGCTCGTGCATACCCTGCCGACCGGCGACATCAAGATCTCGATCGAGATGATGCAGGAGGAGCGCACCATCATCGACGACGTGTTCCTGGTGTCGCTGTTCAAGGTTCTTTCCGAAAACCCGAACATGACCGCGACCCAGGTGATCGAGCTCGTCAACGAGAAGGGCATGCTGGTGGCTCCGACGCTCGGCCGTCAGCATACCGAGTATGTCGGCGGGCTGGTCGAACGGGAGCTCGATCTGCTCGCCGACATGCGCATGCTTGACCCGATGCCGCCGCGGCTGCGCGAGGCCCGCGGGCATTACGAGGTGACCGACACTTCCCCGCTGTCGCTCGCGGCCTCGGCCGGCAAGGCGGCCGGCTTCCTGCGCACGATCGAGCAGGTCCGCGAGCTTGTGAACGTCACGCAGGACCCGAGCCTGCTCGATCCCTTCGATTTCGACACGGCGACGCCGGAGATCGCGCGCATCAACAATGTGCCCGAGGCCTGGATGGCCGATCCGCAGTCAATCGCCGCCAAGCGCAAGAACCGCGCCGCCGCGCAACAGAGGCAGGAGGCCATTCAGGCGGCACCCGCGCAAGCAGCAGTGATTAAAGCAAGGGCTGTGGCCGCCAAATCCGGCGCCCTCGAACAACCCGGAGCCGCCGTTTGACGCGCGAAGAGGCGATCCAGGTCTGGACCGATTGCAAGCGGGCCTACCAGTTGGCCTTCAACACGCCCGCCGGCGAGGCCGTCCTGATCGACCTGATGCCATTCTGCCGCGCTCGCGAGACCTGCGTCGTGCCCGGGGACCGGGACCGGACCTACGTCCTGGAAGGCCGAAGAGAAGTTTTTCTCCGGATTCGAGACTATCTCGACCTCACTCCGGAACAGCTTGTCGAGAAATACACCACGCCCGCTACAGGAGCACACGGCGATGAACTATCTTAATCACCACACCGGCTTTCCAAGATTCCACTTCCAAGGCGAGGCAGGAGGCGGAGACGGCGGTGCCGCTGCGGCAGCCGCAGCAGCGGCT